ATAATGTTCCTAACGCTGCTCTATTTTATTTGGAGTTCAATGGTTTTGGTAGATTCGAATGTAATAGGAATTATGCTAATTTATTAATTCGCAATCCAATGCCACAGTCGTCTCTGTACAGTAGTAACAACAATGAGTGGCCAATAAATAAATTTTTAACGGGCGGTAATCCCTACTATTTTAGCGCTATTAAAATTTTTGGTGATGACATTAACATGCTATATCGATTCCCTAAGAGGATGCAAGTTAAATTCACTTCGAATACAATGGCCACGATATTTGTGCCACCGCTATTGGCCGAAGGTCATTCTATGTGGGACAAACCGATAAACTATTACTGGATGATAGCTGTAGATGCTTTTAGCCAGATGACTTATATAGATATAGCTGGTGAACTGGATCAATCTGGCCAATTAAATGAAGTTGCCCAGAATGCTAATGGAAACCCTTCTTATATAAATCACCGTATACGAGGCTTAAACATCAATGGGCTGGCATCGAGAGCTTTCAACATGACTTACAATACAGGGAATTATAACATATGGAACTTTACACATCGTATAGATTATATATGGTATTCTTGGGTTCTTAGTGATTCTAATAATTCTAATTCGGTTCGCACTACGGCTCGCACGCACGCGTCTCTGTTTAGGACGCCGTACGATTATCAGAGTACGAACCAACATATTTCCATTAAACAACCCGTTCTGAGGTCTAACACCATATCACATTATATGTATGACCCCTTATATTTAGATACTGGTAGGGTTTTCATTAGGCCACGACTTTATCCTTATGATCAATTGCCCTCGAATAACCCTGTATCCGTGGAGTCGAACTCTAACATGCCATTTTTCGTTACTGCGGATGCAATTTATAAAAACGATCCAAGTAGCTATGATAGTAATAATATAGATAGTGAACTTTATAATTTTGACATAGCGAGTAATAATGATTCATTTTATTATATGGACAGTAGTTCACCCGGTGAGGGTGTTTCTTATCGCGCTGGGTCTAATGTATTTATGCGTCCGTATGGTGGCTATGATCAGGCGATTATCAAGCAGGGCACAGGAGCTTCTGTTGCTAACTTTTATCATCTCGTGGAAGCAGAGCCGTCTATGACGCGCCTTTGGAGCATTCAATGCGGTTTGAATACAGCGCCTCTTACGCGAACAGACGACGAACTGACTCACGAGTACGGTGTCCCCGTCAGTAATAACCACATGATTACATCTCATGGTCTTCACTACGAAGCCACGATAGTAGACTACTTCTTAGGTAACATGTTCCTGTATAAAGAGGACGATAATAGCTTGTACGAAGGGCATCCATTGCCTCATCCTAACTTCATCATATTCGGTAAGTCTGATAATATTTACAAGTTTCTTGGCAATCCTGTACCGGAAGTTACATATAGTGCTCCACCGATGTCTTACACTATAGAGATAGGCCTTAGACTCTATACGGCTTTGGATAGTAACGATGGTACAATAAACAGGAGGCAATACCAAGACATTACTATTAGGCCATACCAGAAGCACCTATCGTTTTCGACTGATACATCTGTACAACTACCTCATACATATAGTTATGAACATCTGTTACAAAACAGCTGTTTTGCTCAGCATGCATTCCCCGCTATGGTAAGAAATAAACACGACATAGACTACCACCATCAAGCGGAGTATGTGTTTAGTAATGGCGGTATCTTCTCTAACATCGCATCCAGCCATATGAAGGCTATCGCGCAAGAACCACCTTCGGGTGGCGGTGGGGGTATCGGCAGCGGAACCGTAGAAGTTGACTTCTAAAAATGGATTTTGAAAAATTGCGAAATACTATCTCAATAGTTGATGTTGTCCAGTCTTATGATATTGATCTTAAGAAAGTAGGGCGTCAATATAGGAGTTTATCACCATTTAAACGCGAAACTACGCCATCTTTTTTTGTTTTACCTGACAAAAACATATTCAAATGTTTTTCTTCTGGATATGGTGGTGATGTTATCAAATTTGTAGCTCTAATGGAACAAGTCTCATACTCAGAAGCTGCTAAAATCTTATGCGATAGGTATAATATCCAAATTGACGCAGATAGTAAGTCTAAGAATGACCCTTTACACTTCAAGCGGCAGATAGCCAGCTATCTCTCTAAAGCATTGCTTAGGAATGCAGATTCTACTTGTTTTCATTATCTTGAAAAAAGATTTTCTTTTTTAGAACAAGACACTATAACTTCTATTATAAACAAGTTCATGATTGGTAGATGGGATTATCAGGTGTATAAAGAACTCGTCACTCTTTATGGCGAGAGAAGGATTAGTCGCATGCGTTTCCCTAAAACAGACAAAAATAGTTTCATAGTGCTCCCTATTATAGAAAACAATAAGGTTATAACATTTATGTTCCGAACACTTAGTGATAATTCAGAGTATAAGTATATATACTCCGCAGAGCCTAATAAATCGCTTGTTGATGTTGTTTATAACTACAACCCTTACGACAGAAATAATGAGATTTATGTAACTGAGGGTATCTTAGATGCTATGGCGCTCTATGGCATAGGTATAACCAATGTTGTTTCTCTGCTAGGATTGAATATAAATGATAAAAAACTATCTAAACTGAACAAATACAATATAATAAATCTAGCTTTAGACACCGATCGTTCCGGGTATAGAGCTTCACTAAAATTAGCACGATACCTCATGCTTCAAAATAAAATCGTATACATACTACTAAACACACCTCATAAGGACGTGGATGAGGCTATAAAAGCTGGTATTTACGATAAAGAAACGATAAAACATAAGAAACAATTAATAACTACGCACATATATACTAGAAATTATAAATCCATTGACTCTGAAGCACAGTATAAGCAGTGGATAAAAAAAATAATCAACGGTATAAGGGATAGTGATATAAGGTACTTATATAACAAAAGCATTTACGAGACCATCAAGCAAAAAACTCTGGACAATAAAGAAAGTTTGAGTATGAACAAACTATTAGAATCACTCACCACTCCGTCACTTAAGCTAGCGTTAGCCTATATAGTAGATGTGATAGAAGAAAGAGAGAGGTATAGTATGTTACAGAGTATGAGTACAGATAAAAAAGAGGAGGTAATAAGTGATAAGATTGTTAAATTATTAATAGATAGCTTAAGTCGTAGTTAGTCAAGCTGATTGCATGTTTTATTGATTTGACACAGTATATTTTGTAGACTTGGATCGCTTTTAGTACAGTCGCCATTTATGGCCTCACTTAAAAGAATGCCGAATCTGTTAAGTGTTTCGTTATTATGATTATTAAGGGCACTTTTGACCCATAGTTGAGCAATTTTTTTTATCGGCCACTTGTAGTATAGGCTTACGACATCGTCTAAGTGACCGGCAAACGACATCATGTAATATCGTCCCTTACCATGCTCTAAATAATCAAATAAATTAGCACAAAGATTATACAGGTCTATAATCTCTTTCATAATTGTGAATTTGTCGAAACATGTGTGTATGATAAAATATAGCATTATTTGGTATATTTATTCATGGCCAACTTTGTTGATTTCGCACAGCTTGGGGTTACACAGGGTTATTTAGGTTTCGTTGAGTATCCTAGGCTTTCTGGCGGTGGCAAAGAGTTCTTATGGCAGCACATGTGGGACATTGATGTCCCTGTAAAACCGAGGGCTGTATATTGGCCTGGCTTAGATGTTATAAAGCATAGAATGAAAACACTTTCCCTAGAAGTCAAAAAGGATTTAGTTGGTAGTGTCGATGTTAATATTCGTGGCATACATATCAAGCAGTATGGTGGTTATGAAAGTGACGGTACTGTAACGTGGGAGCTGATTGACTTTGAAGATCAGACCATTTACGCTATGGCATTATCCTTTATGAGCGCAGGTGGTGCTAACCGATTTAAGTTCCAGCTTAGAAAGGAAGATGTTATGATTCCTGTTTTTCAAGTTTATTTTCTTAATTCTAGTCGTAAGCCTGTCAAGAGAATAGATTTTTATACTTTATTATTTATGAACTATGATTATAACTATGATACTCCGACGGAGCCTTCTGGAGCAAGAGAAACAGTAACGTTGAGTTTTGGTTACGAACATCACGATAAAACGCTCCTGAACGTAGTACCCGCATTCACTTTCTGATATGGACGTTATACAACCAGAACCTAAGTACATCACTAATTACGAGGCATCTAGAATGTTAGCCATACCTGTCTATAAGATAGATACAGTTATTAGATTATATAGTATACCTCATTATCGCGAGGGGAGCACTATATTTATTAGAAGGGACATCGTACATCATATCAAAGCTTTTGTTTCGTCGCTAGAGCAGAGTGGGTATGCTTTTTGACGCAGCACTAGTTGAGGGGGCTAAGAGAGCAGGTTTCTTTAACATGCCACTTACGATAGACGAGTTTGTAGCTCGTCTGGGTTTAGAAGGTTCTATCTATCCGGCATGGATGAGACACCTCCGCGAGCTTTTCCCCGATCCTATACATACTGCTCATAATTATATCCTACTAACTGGTGCTATCGGGACTGGCAAGTCTACTGTCTCAAAAATCGCAGCGTTATATACTGCCTATAAGATACTTTGTTTAAAAGACCTGAAAGCATTTAACTTATTTATAACCAAGCCTATTCAATTCGTTTTCTTCCATGTCAAGATAGAAAAATCTCGTATTGAGTTTTTAGAGTATGTTAAGGAGGTATTTGAGAATCATGATTTATTTCAAGAAGTTAGAGAGCTACGATTAGAAAAAGATTTGAAACCAATTCCTATAGATTTTCAAGCTGATGGTTCTAAGAGCAACTCTTCCATAGGTGGTGATGTAATTTTTTATGTTTTTTCGGAAGCCAACTTTGTTAACGAGGGAGTGATAAGGTTTAAATTAGAGCAAGCTTATAATCGTTTCAAGTCCAGATTTTTAGCCGCCAAAGATTATCTGGGTAATATTATTATAGACACTTCTGCATCTTACGAGGGTAGTGTTGTAGATTTTTTAGGGCACAGAGCTGAAGATTTTTATACAGTTCGTATGTCGCAGTGGGAAGCCAAAGCACATACAGGGCTGTTCTTCAAGAAAGGTGCTATTTGGGTCTATACAGGTGGTATTTTGGGAGAGCCTAAGATAATAGGTGATAAGGAAGATGTGACACCTGAGGAATTAAGCAAGTACGAACCTGAACGTATTATAGAGGTGCCCAAAGAGTTTGAGAAAGAGTTTAACACTAATATTTACGAGGCGCTGATATCGTTGGCTGGTTTTAGCGTAAGGCCTCCAAACTCGCTTTTCACACGCGAAATGGTTAGCACAGTTATGAACCTCCCGCGAGTCACTAACGACTTGGTAAGTATCATGCAAATGGATACTATACTGGAACCTATACTATCGGCGTTACCCGTTGATAGGACATTATCCGTCCATATAGACACATCTATACGTGGAGACAACACTGGTATAGCTATAGGTTACTGGTACGACGAAAACACTATCTATATCCCCGTAGCTTTCGGTATCCACAACGAAGGCGACGACATACCTATGCACCTCATAGAGGGTTTAATAACACAAATAGCCAAACAAAGGCAAATATCCATTGTAACTTCCGATACATACCAATCCTATAAACTACTTCAAGATATCGCTATAAAGACTAGAATCAAAACTCAAACAATATCTGTAGACCAAAACCCAAGCATATATTTTAGCTTAAAGAAAGCTATCATAGATAGGACAATAAACATAACTAGAAATCAACTTTTGATAGACGAGCTTTCTAATTTGCGTTATAAGATTGTAGGCGCTAGTTTTAAACCCAAAATAGATCATTCGCCTAATTCCTCCAAAGACATAGCCGATGCTGTAGCCTCTGTTCACTATGTTTTGTTGGATTTAGTAGCTAAAGGTAAGGCTGTAAATTCAATAATAACTGAGGAAA